TTGGTCGATGGCAAATATATGAGAAACTGCCAGATGAACTGAAGTTGTTGATTTCTGTTGGTTGCGGAAACTGTAATAAATGCCCAAAATGTAAATGCAGGAACTGGTATTTTGAACAGAAAGAACTTGGTAAAACTGCTGAGGTTTGTGATGAAGAAATCATGAGGCTTGGTGGCTATGGAAAATATTGGAAAGCTGACTCTATCCCAAAAAACAGGCACCAATCATATATAAAATGTTTATGATCTATTTTCTCCTTTGGACATTCTGCCTATACTGGATACATGTATTATCGCATCTTATCAAAAACAAATCACACGCGCATCATCACAGAAACTTCGACGAAAATGCGATTCCTAGTAAGTGGAGTTGGAAGAATTTTTTCATATGGGTCGATGACTGGCAAAGCACAAAAGACCAGTGGATCACGGAAGTTATACCAACGTTCATCTTTAGTTTGTTCACTGGTCAGTGGTGGATACTTGGTTTGTACTGGGCATGGTCGGCGTTCGTTCAAGAAATTATAGAACACAATAATAAGATTAATCTGTATCCATTTTTAACTAGCGGTGTCTGGCACTGTTACCACCACAAAGACGATAAATGTAACTATGGTTTATTTTTTCCACTATGGGATATAATTTTTAGGACAAATCATGGCGTGGCTAGAACAAAACCTGAAGCAAAGACTAACTAATCCTTGTTTAGATTTCGATGTTAAATTTAATATTACAGGATTTAGTGACATTAGTTTCGCCGATGCTCTTGAGCAAGTTTGTTCTGAGTTGAAGCAGATGGGTGATCTGTATCTCGGATTGTCTGGCGGTATGGATTCGGAGTTTATTTGTAGAGTGTTACATAAGCACGGTGTTAAGTTCGAGCCAATTATTACTCTATACAATAACAAAGAAGAAAGCGATTTTGCGGTTTCTCTATGCGAAGAACTTGGTATCGAACCGATTGTTCATCAAATCAGCCACAAAAAAATATTCGAATCACATAAAAAATATTTAGTAGATATATTAAATGGGTGTGGTGACTATGCGATACTGGCGATTCTTGCGGCAGAATATGTTTCTCATAATGGCGGCGGGACATTCATTTCTGGAGAACATTTCATACTAGATGGTGAAGATATTATAAAAAATATGAATTATTTTACACATTTAGCAGAGTATGATTTTTATAATTATGTGTTATTCGAAAACGTAAAATGCATTGACCCCTTACTTCATTATCCAGAAATACCAAGGCATATGTTAAAATGTGGCTATGAGAATCAGGAATATAGTTGGAATCAAATACGTTCTGAAATATATAATATTGTTCCGAGAGAAAAAGCTCGAGCAAGATTAGATTATGCAGTAGAAACTCCGCGAAAGTGTGATCCAATTGGGTTTATACATTTTAGCCAAAGTCAAATAAAGGAATTATTTCAGTTATGAGAGTTTTTGTTCCAGCTAGTGCTTCTGCCGATAGCACATATCTACTATACTATGCGTTGACTAATACAGATCATGAAATAATAACGCGCATATGCACGTGTGAAGCATTAGAAGATGAAGTCCAAAAGAAAAAAAATATATGCAAATATCTTTCAAAAAACATTAGAGAATTTGATTATGGGAAAACTAATGGAATTGCAGAATACGAAGTTGGACGAGAAGACAGTTCATACAAAACAATATTAAACTCGGTTGGGTATTTGGCAAATCAGTTCAAGTGCGACATGATATATTTTGGTTATAACACACATAACTGGAGCATGACTAATTGGTTTTTTTTGTCTGATGATAATGAGAAAGGAACAGAATCATTTTATGACAAAAATAGCAAGTTTAATGATCTAAAATATAACATTTCTAGACAAACTCATTTCTGCATGCGAGAACAAACAGATATTCCAATATATTGGCCATTCATGAACGATAAGAAAGACCACGAATCTGCTCTAGGGCGTTGGCAAATATATGAGTCTCTTCCAGAAAATCTAAAAGGCATGATTCACAGATGTGATAATGTTAAAGATAATTGTGGTCTTTGCACTAGATGTAGAATGTTGGGTTGGTATATGATGAAAAAGGAAGCTGGGGCGACCGCAAAGCAACTCGACGATGAGATTATGCGGCTCGGGAGATATGGTAAATATTGGGATAAAGACACTAAGCCAGAGTATCGATATTCGGCATACGGCGATTTCATTTATAAATAGAAAGAATGTAACAATATTCGGGATTTTGTTAAATGGCAAAATATACAAATATAACTCTATATGATAGACCAGCTTCTGTTCAATCCAAGAAACTTATTGCATATTTGGAAGAAAATAACATTAGATGGGCTCGTATGAACTACGTGTCTGACTATTCAGAATGCCTTAATGCAATTAAAACTTGGTTTCCGGAAGATGATATCACTTCCTTTCCAATACTGGTTTGGGACCACGTTACATATGAATCCCCCGATAAAACCATCGTAGTTTCGAACGGCAGATCGTTCACAAAGACTAAGAATGATCTTCCAAGTGATTTTTCAACCCTTGCAGAAAAGAAATCGTAGGTCAATAAATGGCGAACATTATCACATATTTGGAACCAAATTTGAAATCTACCTACAATCTTTGGAAGGCTCTTAACGGAACCTCTGATGTTGTGACTTGCGCATATTTTCATTTACCATATAGAACCTCTGGGCAGAGGTTTGCATCCGAACCATCTATAGATAAAAAGAATGCAGCCCAAAATATTGCCAACTGGATTCAGACTAATGTTCGGTCCTTCACATACAGTGTTGTAACCCTCGACAACTATGATCCAGCTTGGACCTCTGTTCCGGATCTGGAGTGCATTAAGTATGCATCCGAAGGGTCTTATGATAAGATTTACCTCCCTCACGCAGAAGAAGATGTTGATACAAATCACACTCAACTGCGTTCATGCGCGTCAGCTGTTCGTTCAGAATACACTACTGGCGGAACTCTAACTTATCCCCTTCGTGATGCTCAGCTTGGCAGCGTCGATGCGGTTCAGCAACTTCCTGCCGATCTACTTGCTCTTGTTACTGATTCTTTCGTTACTGCAAGAAAAAATATGTTGGCAGCTGGTTCTTCGAGAGCCGATATTATTGCTTTAGAAACACAGTTCAGACTTGGGCAAGGTGATTACGCTGCCATTGAAGATAATGGCGAATGGTTTATCGATTCTCACCCACAGTTTGGTTCGTATATTAGCCCAATACCATTTCTCAAGACGCACCCATATTACAAGTATCTAACCGTCTAAGATTATAAATAGCCTCAGAATTCAATTTCGGAGGCTAAAATGGCTATCCCAACAACAAGAACTGCATTTAAGGACTACTGCCTTCGTCGTTTGGGATCGCCAGTAGTTTGCATCGAAGTCGACGATGCTCAAATCGAAGATAGAATCGATGACGCACTCGCAAAGTATCGCGATTATCATTATGATGGAACTGAGCGGGTTCTAATTCCGCATCAAATCACTGCTTCTGACCGCACCAACAAATATATCACACTTGATGAAAATATCATCAATGTGACACGCGTCTTGGATATTGGCGACGCAATTAATTCTTCAAACCTATTCAATATTCGCTATCAGATTCACCTCAATGATCTATTTGATTTTTCGAGTAGTTCATATGTGAGTTATGTAATGGCGATGCGTCATGTCGAAACACTCGAAGAAATTTTCGTCGGTTCTAAACCAATTCGCTTCAATCGTCATACCGATAAGCTGTATATTGATATGAAGTGGAACGACGACGTTCAAGTTGGCGAGTACATTATTATCGATGGATATCGCACAATAGATCCAGAAACATACCCAGACGTTTGGGACGATATTTGGCTTAAGAGATACGCAACTGCGCTGATTAAGCGTCAGTGGGGCGAAAACCTAAAGAAATTCGAAGGAATGCAGCTTCCTGGTGCTGTGACTTTTAATGGACAGAAAATTTGGGATGAAGCCAGCGATGAGATCATAAAGATGGAAGATGAACTCATTAACTCTTACAGCTTGCCCGTTTCAGATATGATTGGCTAACAAATGGCTGTCAACAAATATTTTAATCATTACAATTGCGCGGGTCAACAAAACGTCTATGACGATCTTATTGTTGAATCCATCAAGATGTATGGTATTGATGTAAAATATCTTCCGCGCACTTTGATCAAGCAAGATAATGTTTTCGGTGAAGACTCACTTTCCAAGTTCGAAAATGCCGTTGATATTGAAATGTATATGAAGAACACGACGGGGTTCGAAGGACAGGGCGATTTTCTTTCCAAATTCGGTGTTCAGATAGACGACGAAATCACCTTCGTTATGGCAAGAAAACGTTGGGATCAGATTCGTACCGAAAAGATCATAGACGAAGTTGGTTTTAACTATCAGGTCGAACCAGCAGATACAACATTTCATTCCAACAATTCTATTCTATTAGAAGCTGGAACTGCAAACGGTTATTCGATTTCTTCCACGCGCCCGCTCGAAGGCGATCTTATATTTTTGCCACTGAATAATAATCTGTACGAAATCAAGTTCGTCGAACACGAAGCGATTTTCTATCAGCACGGTCAGCTATACACATATGAACTAACTTGTGATCTGTTCACTTACAGCAGCGAGAGAATCGATACTGGAAATACAGTTATCGATACACGCGAAACAGTTTATACTCTCGATGTTCTGAACCATCAATTCGTCATCGAAGATGGATCTGGAACAATTCAATCTGAAGATGGTGGTCATGCTCTTCAAGAGTTCAGAATTGAAGACACAGACGCTGTTGCAAATAATGAAATGTTCACTCAATCTTCGTTCGAATATATTGATTTCAGTGAGCAAAATCCGTTCAGCGAAATTGATAGGTATTAGAAATGATATTTGGGAGCCAGTTTTACAATCAATCTCTGCGTAAATATATTGTCATGTTTGGCAATATGTTTAATGATCTTGTCGTACAGCGGCTGAGTTCCAGCGGAACTGTTGTTCAAACGGTTTCGGTTCCTATTGCTTATGGACCAAAAGAAAAATATCTTGTAAGAATCTCGCAAGATCCAGATCTGACTCGAGACGTCGCAATTCAGCTTCCGAGAATGGCGTTTGAAATCGTCAGTTTGGCTTATGACCCAACAAGAAGGTTGCAGCACACGATAAAGAACGCAAGAGTTTCTTCTGATCCAGATAATAAGAACTATCAATACACGCCTGTTCCCTGGAATATCACAATGGCGCTTTACGTTTTTGTGAGAAACGCGGACGATGGCGCTCAAATAATTGAACAGATTCTTCCATATTTTGGACCAGAATGGACCAACAGTGTAAATTTGGTGCCATCAATGAACATTAAGATGGATATACCAACCATTCTGAATGATGTTTCTATTGAGGACACATACGAAGGCGATTTTGTAACTCGTCGTGCATTAATTTACACTCTGACATTTACGATCAAGGGTTACTTCTACGGTCCAGTTCGCAACTCTGGCGTTATCAAGCGTATTCAAATCGATATGCCTGTTCCTTCAGGGAACGGACCAGTTACAGCCGAAGATATTGCATCAACTGGTCGTTCGCATCGTATTGTTGTTACTCCTGGCTTGCTGGCAAATGGTGCACCAACCACAAACTCTGCTGCTTCGATCAGCTATTCATTGATTTCGGCAAATACGAACTTTGGTATAGCTTCGAATACATTCTTCTTCACAGATGGAAAGAAATACAACCCGCATACTGGGAATGATCAATAGGTGAACTTATGAAAACTAACTTGGAATCAAATATGGAAGATCTGCTGAATCTTCCTGTTAGCGAAGAAATTTGTGAACATAAAGAAATAGAAGTTTTGCCGCCCGAAGATGACACGCGAGAACAAGATTTCAAACTCGCAAGGGAAAACATTCACGAAGTCATTCAGCAAGGTAAGCATGCGCTAGACGATCTTTGTGACTTGGCAAACGCAAGTCAAAATGCAAGAGCATATGAAGTTCTTGGTGATTTGATTAGAACGATTACCGACGCAAATATGAAATTGATGGATTTACATAAACAAAAGAAAGATTTAGATCCAGAAGCCGATAAACCAAAAAATGTTACAAATAATTTGTTTATTGGTAGTACAGCTGAACTTCAGAAATTAATTAACCCAAGAAAGGTAGCCGAAAATGTTGATGCTTCAGATAATTCTTGATAAGATTAAATCATTCTTCAAGAAAGAAGAGCAGCTGGAACTTCCAGTAGAAGTTGTTCAGCCAAAGAAGAAGTCTTCT